GGCCGTAGTTGGTCGGCATGCGGTACTCACGAGGAGAACCAGCAAATACGTGACCTCCGAGCAGATTGATCGGGTTCAGCCCGTAGGGGCTCTCAATAACGGGATAAGCCAGTTAAGACTCCTTAAAAATTAAGAACCAGAACCAAACGTCACTTTTGTCGATTTTTCTGAAAATTTCGACATCCGTGGATCGTTATCTCGAAGAAAATTATTGTCTACTGACTCCATCTGAGCTTTGTTCTGATTAGCGTAATAAGCAGAACGCTGTTTCAGAAACTCTTCCGGAATACGGCAAAGCAATAGTCCGCCTACTTCGACGTTGCCTTTAAAACGTCCTTCAGTAGAAGCGTGCACCAATAGCTCAGGATAGTCCTCTGCCTTGCAGGGCTCATACCCCTCGCGTAACTTAGCAGAAGTATTACTTGGATCAGCTTGTCCCATCATGCTAATACGAATCCAGCGATGATCCCAACCCGGACGTTTATCCGGCGATGGCAGCGTTTCTGGAGGACGCCAAGCAGTAGGGCGTGTAAAAAATTCACGACCATCCAGTTCACGAACCAGACGATTTTGAGTTTTGTCCAAAGTCTTTTCCATTTTTAACCTCTATTAAGTAAAGCAACCTGTTTCGCGTATTGTTCTGGGGTCACCCCAAGTCGCCGGGCAATGGCTACTTCGGATGCCTTTAACCGAATACGGTTAGGCGGTGTGCTGCGGGTAGCTGGAGCTACAACCGAAGCTGGTTTTGTTGCACGGACGGGGGTGTAATCCTCCTCCGGTTCAGAAACTTTTTTGGAAGGAGTTTCATCATCCTCATGGCTCTGGGAGTCCGAAAAACTCTCAGGAAAACGCTTTCGCATTGTTTTGTCAATGGTCTCAAAGTAGTCTTTGGAACCAATATAGTCAGCACCATACTGCCTTTGTAGCTTTCTGTCAAGTCCTGATGCTGCAGCAGTCATTTCTTCGTCTTTGCCCCACCAGTCTGAGTTGTTTTCTAGCCACTTAGCAGTACGTGGTGCAAGTTGCGGCGGAGCGTTTTGCGGTTGCTCCGGTATAAACCTATTGGTTTCGGCTGGGATAGGCTGCATATTTTCAGCCTTATCCAATCTCAACGTAGCTTTGGCAATTCTGGTCTGCGCTGCAGCAATAAGGTCGGGGTCCCCAGCCTCATAGGCTTCTTTGTACCCACGTTCAGCAGCCGCCAAGTCACTTTCTGCAGAGGTTTTGTTCTGCGCAATAAATGCTTGGCTTCCTGTAGAAAGCTGTTGTTGTAGGCGTTTGTTGTCTTCAAACACCTGTTTTGCAAAAGTCTCCGCAGCTTGGCGCTCACGGATAGCCTCTTCTTTCGCTCGGCGCTCGTCGTGGTATCCACGAGTGAACTTCTTGATCCGTGCCTGTACCTTCTCGTCGTACGAAGCAAGTTCGTCTTCAGAAGCATCTTCAGGCGGGGGCGCAGCTTTGCGATTACGGTCTTCCGGTGGCGTGTCGTTCTCAATCTCAATTACAACCCCACCATCACCTGCTTCTGTATCTACGGGTTTACCCTTAGCCTCAACTTCCTTTTCATCGGGAAACTTGAATTCGTCTTGCCCAAATCTAGCCATTATTTACTCCTTATGCAGCGCGGGTGATTCCACGCGGATCGTCAACTGTTGCTTCAACCGAGTCATCGTTGATGATTCGGAATTCGCGGCCATGAATCTTCAAACGGGTACCGGAATTTGGTCGGCAAATAACAAAATCGCCTTCCACGCACGATGGCCCATTGGGGAAACGAGTCGCGTCTTTGTACGCATCAGGTCCAAGTTTCACTACAAATAGCACTGGGGTCAGCACCTCTTCATAGTGCATAGTCTTCGAGTCCTTGATAATTCCCACAGAACTCTCTGCAAACTCCTCCATAGCCTCTGGGACTACGCAAAGAACGTGAAAGGTTTTGGGGTCAGGCAACTGCTTTGCTTTTTCCTCGGCACACTTATTCAGGATACCGGAGAGGTCCACTGCAGTGATGTCAAATTCACTCATCTTCAGATTTCTCCATACGTTGCACGAGGTCGTTTAGGATAGATTCTGCATGGCTCAGACCCCGGATGATCCCGCAGATGTGCCGGTATTCAGGGTAGTCCCCTGCTCTCCCAGCGGAAAGAAAACTCGCTTGCTCACTACGCAATTTGTCTATCTCTCGGGCAATGAACCCGAGCAAGCGATGTTGATCCATTATTTAGTTTCCTTAGTGGATTTTGGCTGCTGTTGCTGCTGCATACGTTGTTGAGCTTGTTGCCGTTGCTGTTGCGCCAACTGCGACTGGTGCTTCGAGATGTCCACGCGCAAGCGGGCGGTATCTGTTTCTTGCTGTTTAGTCACCCGATCTCGTGCAGTAGCTGAATTAGCCGCAATCTGCATACGCGCAATCTCCTTCTGAGCCTCAATGCGGGCCTGCTCAACAGTCAATTGCGCTGCTTTGGCGTGTGCCTCGGCGTTCTGCTTCTGCTCCTTGAGCCTCAGTTCCTGCTGCTTGATTTGCAATTCCTGCTGTTGCATTTGTACAACAGGGTCTTGCTGCTGTTGCTGCGCTGCTTGTTGTTTCGCTTCCTGCTGGTTCTGCTGCAGTAGTTTCTGCGATGCCTGCGCTGCCATCATTGCAATACGATCAGCAAGTTCTGGAGTGACCTCTTTGTTCTGCTCCTTAGTCGGTAACGGCAAGCCCATCTGCATCTCAACCTGCTTGCGGTATTCGAACGCAATATGCTCGTTCATGTGAGCCATAGCTGCCGCCATGATCGCCGGTGCTTGGGGATTCATCTGCAGCAACTGCTGAATCTTGGGGTCCTGCATCGCCGCTTGGTGCACTGCAATATGCGCTTGGTGATTCTGCTCAATGAACGCCTTGACCGGCTTACCTGTGAGGACGTCTTGGTTCTCCTGCACAGGGTCCACTGGAACTGCATCATCTTCAGTAGGTACAAGTTTGGCTGCGTTCTTGACCCCCAAAATCTCAATCATCTGGCGGTGCAGGAGCGGGAGGTCATACAACTGGGGTGCTGACTGGGCCAATTGCAGTACTGCCTGATACTGCACAACCTTCTGCGCCATCGTTGCGGCGTTGGGATCACTAACCGGAATAACGTCCACCGCGTCATAGTCGGACTTCTTAACATCCCGATCCCCGCCCTCTGGCTTGTAGTCGTATTCTTCCGGTGTGTAGTCTGCAATGATGACCTTCAGCAGTTTGAACTCCTGCTTCATCGCATAGTGCAGGCGAGCCTGAACTGCAGACATGACCTTCAACGTGCGCTCAAGCAGGGCCAAAGTGGTGCCAACTGGAGCGTTTGCGCTCATATCACTCACGTTCATGTCGCCCGATGACGCAAACGCACGGCCTTCAGACACGATATTTTGGAATAAAGCGAATAGAACTTGGCTAGGCTCCTTGTACGGCAAGGGGAGAATGTTGTCTCTGATACTGCCACTTGGCACATCCACATCCCTAAACTCACCCGGAGCAATGGGCGTGTCGTCTCCTTTGATCCGCAGACCACGGGATTTCAGACCACCGGGCAAGTTGCTCAGTGTGCCAGCATCCACCAACTGACGGATCAACATCGTGGATGACTTGGCGTAGCCACCAATCAAGTGGATCAAACCATATCCGTAGAACCCAAAGCCGGGGATGTACTGGTAGTGTACGAAGTGCTGACGTTTCAGGTGCAGCTTGTCTCCCTCGTACCAATTCCTACGCACGGACAAGACCTTTGTAGTGCTTTTCTCAATAGTGACTACATATGGCAGGGCTATGCCTGTCATCTCACCTTCACTGTCTTTGTCCTCATACCCCTCAAGGTCCAAGTCAACGTGCATCTCTAATATGCGGAACCGATTGTCCTGTGTAGCAGACAGGCCCATTTCCTCGGCCTTTTGCTTCTCGATGTCGTCCAATTCATTCGACGGCTCACCAAGCTCAACATCTGAGTAGAACCCAGCAGCCATCAGTTTCTTCAACTCATTCGGTGTTTTCCGCATCACGTGCGTAACCCGCTCCGCCGTCTCTAAACTAGACGCACCATACGGCACGACAATATCCTCTGCGGGAATAAACATCGCCACCTGCCGACCTTTGCTCGGGTCGTAGTACACCTTCTTGAACGCTGAGCCTGCCAGCGGCAACGACCACAATAGCTTCTCATGTTCTGGCCGGTACTCAGCCATTACCTCAGTCAACTGGTAATTCATGTCATCACGAACACGAGCAGCAGACTCCTCAGCCAATACGTCAATTGCCCCAATAATCTGGGTCTTCACCGGGCCCATAGCCGGGAACGTCTCCATCATTGCTTCTGACTGGAACCTTACAACACTCTCAGTAAGCATTGGGTGAAACACACCGCAAGCACCATTCCACGGTTCTGTACGCTCTTCGTACTTCAATCCAAGTAGCTTCAGCCCTTCTACATACGTGCGCATCCAGTCCTTGCGGTCCATCAGGTCTTTGTCAACCTCTGATACAAGCTCTGAACCCAAGGAGTCCAGCACGCTATCGCTGATGTACTCAGCGAGGTTGTCGTCGAACCCCTCCTCACTATCTTCTCCCGGCTCCAAGTCAATCTCTAGCCCGTCCATGCCAATGTGCACAGCCTCCGGGTCCTCGATCTCAATCTCAATGTCAGGCTGCAGTGACTCAAGCCCCTGCGGTGCTGCGTATAAACCTTTGTCCATTGCCATGATGTATCCTTAAACTGTGTAGAACCGCTCTCGGCGGGCACTTTTGAACCACTTGATCTCTTCTGGTTCGTCAGTGGGCAGTCGTAGGAACCCACCCTGTCTGAACCGCATGAGTGCTAATGTTGTGGCGTCAACCAAGTCGTCGTGTTCCCCGGAAGGGAACGAAGCAACCTCGTCAACTAGTTCCTCGGCCCATCGGGTACGGGGAATCCACACTTTCCCAGATGCAATTATGTCCGAGACTGCATTCAAACGAGCAATTTTGTCTTGGCCCTTACCCGGCGTAAACTCCTGCACAGGTATGCCCATTGCTCTTAGTTCGTAAATTAACGGGGCCCCTGATGCCTTCTTCTCGATCAATACCCCATCAGGCTCGTAGTCGTTGTACTCCTTGAGCACATCTTTCTTTAAGTCCGGGTACTCAACCCGCTTCTTATATGTGTTCAGCAGGATGATGTTAGGCGCATTATTGTCCTCGTCTAGATTAAATATGCCCCATGTGGTGCCCGCAGAGTAGTCAGCCCGCTGGTTT